AGGCCGGCGGGTAAAAATTGGAAAGCTGCCCAGATATGCCGGCAGGCCGCTGGTTACATTAACATCAGCCAACAGGGCGGTTCTAATTGGTTCAGACAAATCAGGCGCGCTCATTATGGCGCCCCATCAGGCGTGGGTATCTCAAAGCACTGCAAAACAGCATGTGCATTGGCTGGGTCAACAGTTAGCACCGCCCGCACCTGGTGCCATTTCTGCGTACCATCCTCACCGCGAATGCGTATTTTGTCGTCCTTAACAGGAGTTGTTGTTGGTTTGATAAGGCCAAGGATAAGTAGAATTCGAACATCAGTCATTGGAATGCCGGCCGTAGCCGCAAAATCAGCGCGGAAGTTTTCCCTAATACCTTGCACTGAATAAATCAATGGAGAAGCGCTTGGCACCGGATCGCCTGAGCTGTTTACGCTTACCGGCACTTCCCTTAAAAGAACGCCAGGCAACAGCTGGCCCTTAAACCCCTTGGCCACCTCCTTGCGAATAGTACTGTCTAAAAATGAGGCCATTCACTTTCCTTTGCTTGGGCGCGTGCGCTTTGCAGGCTTTCCAGGAAACATACGGTCAAACGCTTCTGGTGTCAGCGGTGGCAATTTATCAGAGCTTGGCAGCGATTTAACGGAGCCATTTGGTTTGCTTGGCTGCGGGGCATTGGGGTCAAGCCCTTGCATAACTTGCAGCATTTTGTTGCGACCGTAGTAGCCAATAATAATGGCATTAACGTCAGCATACAACGTCTGGTCGGGTGACCATCCAAGCCAACCAAGAGCTATCTCTTCAAGCTCCTGGTAATATTCTTCCAATGTTATGATGCGCTGGGAGGGTTTGTTTGGGGCACCTCAACCCCATCCAAAGGTGGTGGGGGGCGGCCCCCATGGATTAGCATGGTGATATAATTACTTGCAATCGTTACCAAACCACCATCAATATCAAGCAAACCGGAAGCATAAAGGGACTGCTCAAGCTCAGAACGCGCCTTTGGATTGCCCATGGGTAATTGCATGCCAACTTCAAACACATCAACCATAACATCAAAATCAACTTTCAAAATACGTTCAACGACCTGTTGCAACCCCCCGTACTTGCGGGATAGCGTACGCACGGCATGCAAACTTGGTTTTAGAACTACGTTTTGGGAATTGCCATTCCCATCGACTAGAGTAACTTGAACGTTACCCATTCCAAGTTCACGCTTATTTGCCATGGTCATTCCAAGGATTATGGAGCGGCAGCCACTCTGACTACATTTGAGTTAATACCAACACGCCCGCCCCGGCGCACCACATTGTTGGCCGTGTCCAATCGCTCCCTCGCGGTCATCACCTTGCCTATGAAGTAGCGTTCACCTGGGGTGCCGCCCGCTGGGGCATTATTAAACACTACTTTGAAGGCAAAATCATTGGGTGAAGTCTCAGCCGACAGCAGCGCAAGCTGACCTGGGTCATCCTCAACAATACCCATCACCAAGTCCATGTTGCCGGCGTTGCGAATGCCCTTCAACTTCTGGGTGCGACCCTCACCAATCGCGTCAAAGGTAATTTCAGCACTCTCATCCCCAAACTCACCAATTGTCTCCAGCCAGGTAATCTCGACCCAGGATTGGCCGGCAAAATCAGCCAACACAAAGTCAGCGCTTTGGGAAGCCAATTCCTGGCCGATATAAACTTGGGAACCGGCGGTAGCAAAGATTGAGGACATTGTTGCCCCTCACGCTCATTTAGGTACTAAACTTGCCCAGACAAGTTTACGCCTCCAAAGCAACAGTCAGCAATAGGGTAGCACATCCTAACGAGACCCCATTCCAGCAATCTCAATCGAGATTTCTCGCCCAACGATTTCCGGGATATTATCTTTTTGCGCAGCAAGGGACACACGAAGGTGCGGGCGGGGTTCAATGGTAAGTGTCCCAAATTCCAAGTACCAGCTGTGCGCGGCACCACTGTTGATCTTGGCGGTTAAAGCCTGTGGGTCAACCATAACCGTTATATTTCGAGCCAAGGTACCTGTATCACTAGCCGGGGCTTCACCTGGTGCTGACGCTTGATGCTCAATACCACGGCGTATGTAAACCTTGCCGGTTTTGGCCGTCTGCAAAATGCGCCGCAGAATTTCATTGCGCACATCATTGGCAGCAATGATAAGGCCGCGCAACGCACCGCGCCGCACGGCCGCTATAAACTCATCCTGTCGCCAATCAACAGGCATTTGGGGCTCAGACGATAGGCGTACCGGGCACACCCCAACGCCGCATCATGCGGAATACAAAGGTGCGCACGGCCACAGGAGCAGCAGTATCCAAGTCTATTCCCCACTTGGCCACCATTTGCCGGCAGTGAAACTGCACCGGCCCCGGCGCCGTGAGAAATTCAAAACTGTAGGTGAACACATGTACCATTGAAGCTGTTCCTCACAAGCGTACGCGCTGCATAGCAAGTACAGGCTGTGTTGGTGGGGGCAGGCGTTCCCGCCCCCTTGGTTGGGTAGTTTGTACCACCTTACCGTCGCTGGCGCCACCGCTAGCAAGCTTGTGGGCTGCAAGCTCAGCCCACACCCGTTGCGCGCGTTCTACCAGCCTAACATGCGTGCTGCGGGGGTGTGCCAGTGCGGCGTAGCCTCTATCAGTTAACCACTCCTTAAGCTGGTTCTCAGTCATGGTCTTAAAGTCAGGCGCGTCCACACGCTTCGGAGCCATGCGCAAATAGCGGCCATCATACAGTTGCCGCATACGCCGCATGTCATCACGTTCATTAAAGGGGTCGCCTTCCTTATAGGTGCGGGGGCCAAACGCAAACGTACGGTTGGCCACGTAGTTCTGCAGGGGGTCAAAAGCCTCTCGCCGTCCCATTGGTTAAAACACTCCTAACCTGGTTGCCTTGCATGCCAAGGGCGGTGGGTAACACTACCCACCGCCCCCTCCGGCTCCCTCGACTCCCCCAATTAAATCCAAACCTTACGAACTGGTGCTGTTCACCGCCTCGTTGAAGAACACGGCAAGATCTGCCGCAACCTGTTTCAGATCCCACGCCATGCGGTTCTGGAAGTAATCACTATGCGCCCGGTCGTCCCGACCACGTTCCATAACCCCACCAATGGCGTTAGTTTCGCCAGCTATGAGACCAGTCCAGGCAAAGTTGCTGATGGCCGTCGGACTATCGAGTGCCGGGTTTGGGTCAATATAGGCCAGCAGCATGGCCCGTTCATCAGCGATGAACTGGAAGTTGTCGGTAGCACCTTCATCAGCCGCGTTGTAAACCGACCGCGCCGTGATGACATTCTCAACCTCAAATAGAGTGGCAAGAATGTCATCATCAGCAATGCCGGTCTGGGTGTACTTGATACGGTCACTGATATCCGGGTGTGTGCGCAGTGACCTCTTCACGGCCGCGCCATGCACTAGCGTGTTGGGCATGTAGCCGGTACGGCGCGCAATCTCGTCCTTCTGCTCATCAATCACCTCAATGGGAGTTGATTGAGCATTGTTAAAGTTGAGGAAAGTCCCTGGACCTACCGCGGCGTTAACACCCTGTAGTTCATGTGACCACACGCCGGGAGTAAAGAAGTTCTGCGACCACACGCGGTCCTGCCTGATGAGCTGCTTCTGCGTCAGCAAAATAGTAGCATTCTCATCAAGGCGAATTGGCTCATCAGCATTGGTGCGCTGGCGATCATCCACCACATGCTCAAGCGCAAACTCAGTGGCGTTGTAGTTGCTATCCGAGATCTTGTAGCCAACCTGGATCGGCCGGCCGCCAAGCGGACGGGGCGCGGCCTCATCCCGCCAGAAATAGCCGCGTTCGTATACAACGTATATGTCGGTCTGTTTGACCACAGGAACAACGCTTGCAGCTCGCTGCGCCACAAAGTTGCGGGCGTCCTGCACAAACATGACCGAAAAGTTTGTCAGGTAGCGGTCAACGTGCAGCCGGCCCTCAATGTTGGTTGCCGACGGGGAGTCCTTTCGGAACAAACCGCTGTTAAGTCTGTTAGACATTGTGTAGTTCCCTCACTCCCGTCGTTGTCCCTAAATGGGCCTAAAGGACGTTGCGCGCCTTTAACCCACCATTGCTACAGAAATAACCTCGTTCGCCGCAGCGGCTGAGCTAAGCGCGATGCCGGCTGGGTTGGTTGTGCCGGTCTTGGCCAAGCCGCCGGCCGCACACGCGACACGGTCGCCCTTCGAAATGGCGGCGCTGGCTACCACCTTCAAAATAGCGCCCATAGAAACGCTGGCAGGGCCATTTAGCGCCGCCGCCTCTAACAGCGTACCAAGCGGCTTGGCGTTGTCACCGCATAGCACTA